TGATAAACAATCCGCGATCCGCTACCAGTTCTCGACCTGCCGCAATCAATGCACCCATTTCACGTGGGCAGTGAAATGCCTGTTCCATAAAGCCTGGAAAACTCGCATTAACTTGTTCAGCAATTGAGTCATATAATGCAATGGCAGTTTCCTTTGACCACTCCATACGACCTTCCTCTACTTCCTTCTTCAGCACTGGCCAAGCAGTGAAGTAGCAGGAGTCTGTGTCACCGTAGATGATAGCTTCGCCTGTGTGATCATAGATGCCTGTGATGCATTCGTTAATGTGTGCATCCATGTGCCGGGCAATGGCACGACCAGTCAAGGTAGTTGACTGTCCAATTCTGTGATCAAAGAATCTGCAACCTGAATTCAAAATAGCACCATACAACGAATTCAAGTTAATCTTCTTGACCAGTTGTCGCTTGTCCCAGAATGCTTCTTCTTTTTTGTCCTTGGCCTCTTTTTTCTTGGCCTGCAGTTCTTTACGTTCTGAGTACCAACGTTCCAGCAAGCCCGGGATGATACCCTTCTTCTCATATGTAAGGATGGTACCATTTGCACTCATGATCCAGGGCTGATTGCTATCAAACATAATGGTCCAAATCTCTGCTGCCGAGTGTGTGCTTTCTGTGCCATCTTGCCAGTCAATGGTGATCTCTGTGCCACGTTGTTGTTCCATTACCGCAGTGTATTCTAAACTGCCAAACAAGCCCTCCCATGCAGCCGCAAAACTTGCACCCTTGGCAATCTTTTCTTTAATGTAGTGGTCAGTCATGATGGGACGCAGTTGCCCCACCACAGTTTCTGGACCCATGTTCATGGCACGAATGGCCGAAGGATACAGACTGTTAATGTCGACTGATCCAATCCAATCATGCAAGCCCTTTTTAGGATAAGCTACATACGCACCTGCGGCCTGTGTGTCATCATCTGTAAGACGTTGCTTGCGATTGGGTACCACCATGCCACGTTCATGGGCTTCATTAATAATGGCCTGTTCAGTCACTGCCACAGCACCCATTGTGGTCTGGAGCAACACAGTATTGGCATGTGCCAGTTCACTTGCTAGAGCCAAGAACTGTAGTTTACGATCCAGTTTGTGTAATAGCAAGGTATCTTGCCTGTTGTATTCAATAAACTTTTTAAAGTGTTGATTATACAACTGATCCAGTGTGCCTTCAAACTGTGTCTTGCGCTCATTGAGTTCATATTCACCAATGGCATCTAAACTATAACTATGACGTTCTTCGTATGTGTACTTGCGATACAGTTGCATATAATCCATATGCACACGACCAACCAAGTCATATGTTTGATTCTCACTGCCAAAGCGTTCGAACATGCGCATCTTGGGCAGTTGTCCCCACAAGCAGAATTTGCGTGTGTCGTCTTTTGATAACACACGAGTGCAACGATTCACAGTATATGGAATATCGTAGCCCTCTGAGTTCCATCCTGACAACACATCTGCATCTTCAATCAAGTCTAGGAATGTTTTGATCATGTCCTCTTCTCGTTCAAACAGCAGTGTGTTTTCAAAGTCCTTCACTAGTTCTTGTGCAGTCTCCCACGTCAACCCTTTGGGAGGAACTGCCAGTGTGACCAATTGATCCAACCAGTTTAGGTAGACTGAGATTGCAGTGATGGGATTAAATGGATCACTCACTGGCGAAAAACCTCGCTCTTTGTCAAAGTCTACCTCAATGTCGAAAAATGCAACATTGAGTTCTGGAGCGTCTTGGTCTTTGTAGTTTTCTTCTAAACAACGAAAGATTGGGTTGATATCACTCTCGTACAATTGCTTGCTGGAGTGCATTTTGACTTCCTTGCGGAATTCTTTGTTGTTGCGGGTACTGAAACGACTAACAGGTGTGCCGTAGATGCTTTGGAACTTGCCTCGGGCATCGTCATAGTAGAAGATGTAGTTGGCAGGATACTCTTGGTATTTCCTCACGCCATCTCGACGTTCTACTACATGAATGCGATCGTGTTCACGATCAAAAAGTGCGTCAATATAACTCATAGTCTCCGTTTGTGGCCGGTAAGCCGTGATTCATGCTCTTAACGTGAGCGACTCGCTGTTGAGACAGATATTTATAGAGTTTTGCCAACGGTTTCTAAAATTGTTTCTAGTGTTTCGTGGTCTTGTTTCTCTTGACCAAAGCTGGCTTTGTGTGCTAACTTGACTGCTTTTTTAAGAATAGCAGGTTTGACTTCAAGTTCTTCTGCAACAGCTTTGATGGTGTCATTGAGACCACCTTGTAATGTATCAATTTCATGCATGACTTGCATGCCCTCATTGATAATTTGCACGAGTTTGATCTTTTGATCGCCATTGAAAGTTTTGGGTTGTGACATAAAATACTCCTTGTTTTTCTATTATACATTTGCTCTAGAGCAAAGTCAAATACTGTTTTACCATATTAAACTAATGTAAATATAGTATGACCCCAAATATCACATTAACGTTTGCCCCGTCTCCGCAACCTAGAGTATTTCGACTTCAGGTTAATTTGCCCTATCGGACCGAGGATGTGATTGCTGAATTAGAAAACGAAAATTGGGTGCCACCAGTTGAGACTTCGATGTGGCCTGAACATAAGTGGACCGCAGTAAGGTTTAAAGTTTGCCCTCCTAGTGCTCATAGCAAGATATTATGGCAAATTTCTAATTTTTTCTCTTCTGACGAACTCAAACGACAAATTGTAAACTATCTGTTTGAACACATTCCTGGATTTGATGTTGAATATATGATGAATGCTGATCAGATGTGTAACAAAACTATTTTTCATGGTGAGTTTACCAAAGACATGCCAGGGTTTGTAAATGTAATGCATACAGACTACAGACTATTGGTAGCAACCGGAATGGTGTATTTTAGTACCATTGACAATCCTGATATCAGCTCTTATTTTTATACGTCAGCACAAAGAGATAATCCATTTAGAATGTCAACTGAGTTTGGCGGCGGCTGGTTTCATGCCAATGGCAATGATACCTATCACGAAGGATGGAATCGCACTGACCAAGTTAGGTACTCGTGTCTATTGGGACTAACACTAAATGTTACTCCTGTGGCCAGTCGTTCTTGATGATGTTGTAAAATTCTGGAAATGTAGATGCAAACTTTTGTTTACGTCTTGCATCTAGTCCGTTGGTGACTCGTATAAACTCCTCCCAGTCGCCATCCTTGAGTACGGGCTCGTTCATGTAAGATATAAGCGGCGCCACGTTGCGTTGAAATGTTTCGTCCTGATACTGTGATAATTTACTTTCAATTTGTTTCTTAGCATGTACAGGTATGGCTTTTACATTCACGTGTCTAGGCATGTGTGCAATATTGAAATGGCAATGCCAGCCTCGATCTTGGAAATACTTCCATATTTCATCAACATAGTACATGTTTAAAATACTCACAGTAATGCATATGCTCACGTTATGTTTGCCCATGTATTTTTTTTTAAAGTTATCATATTTTTCAATATTTGAACTTATGGTAGCCCATGATTCACCGTATCGTGTGTAGTCAAAATGATCATACAACCCATCAACACTAACATCAAAATACACCTGTTTAAACTTACTCAATATATCAATGTGTGCCTGATTCCAAATAGTACCATTGGAGTTAAAGTGCAATATCTGTTGGTCAGCATTGCCTTGGTCAATGCTTGATTGTAATACATCAAACAATTTGTCAATCATCATTGGTTCAGCGCCGTAAATGTCCACATACTGTACTTTGGGAAACCACTCTGCTAAACTAGACCATAGTTGTTCATTGTTGGCAGCATAGCTAAGTTTGCCTGTTAGATACCTTGCATCTAGATATTGTCTGTAGTCTTTGAATTGGTTGGTATGTTGATCAATCACATGCCACCAATCAGCGTACCATTTACTACTAACGTCAGGATTACAAGTTCTACAAGCCAGATTACACAAGTTACCTAGCTTTAAATCCATCAACATTGGTGTAGTAGAATCTTCTGGGACAACAATGTTATCATCACGCAGGTGGTGCATTCGTCTACTAGTGCCGCCAACATTTTCTTCATCCCAACA